AACAAAAATACAACGGTCACTCAAATGACCGTTTTCAATTCTGAACAGGTTGATAGAAAAACGCAACCTATGTTTTTTGGAAAACCTCTGGGTATTCAGAGGTATGACTCTTATAAGTATCCGGTTTTTGATAAACTGACTACTCAACAACTTGGATATTTTTGGAGACCAGAAGAAGTCTCATTGCAAAAAGATCGTGCAGATTATCAGACATTACGTCCCGAACAAAAACATATTTTTACCAGCAATCTTAAGTACCAGATTATGCTGGATTCTGTACAAGGGCGTGGTCCTGGGATGGCTTTTATCCCTTACTGCTCATTACCTGAACTAGAAGCATGTATGGAAGTATGGGGATTTATGGAGATGATCCATAGTCGTTCATATACATATCTGATTAAGAATGTTTATGCAGATCCTTCAGAAGTATTTGATACTATCTTAACGGACGATAGAATTCTTGAACGTGCCACTAGTGTAACTGAGGCATATAATGATTTTATCAATTCGGCACATCATTATGATAGCACTAATGATTGGCAGTACGCTTTACAGGAAGTACCTTATGCACTCGATTCAAGATATGAACTCAAACGCAAACTCTATAGAGCAGTTGCAAACGTTAATATTCTTGAAGGTATTCGCTTTTATGTCAGTTTCGCTTGTAGTTTTGCATTTGGCGAACTCAAACTTATGGAAGGAAGTGCAAAAATCATCTCTTTAATTGCGAGAGATGAAAATCAGCACCTGGTAATTACTCAGAACATTCTAAATAAGTGGAGAAATGGTGACGATCCGGATATGCAAAAAATTGCCAAGGAAGAAGAACCTTGGTTAATTCGCACATTTGAAAATGCAGTAAATCAAGAAAAACTTTGGGCAGAATATTTGTTTAAAGATGGTTCTATGATTGGTTTAAATGATAAACTACTGCAGCAATATGTTGAATGGATTGCCAACCGTCGAATGAAGACAATTGGATTAAAACCGATCTATGACATTGCCGCAAAAAATAATCCACTTCCTTGGACAGAGCACTGGATATCTTCAAAAGGTCTTCAGGTTGCCCCACAAGAAACCGAAGTCGAATCTTATATCGTCGGAGGAATCAAACAAGATGTCAAAGGAGATACATTCGCAGGATTTAGCCTTTAAAGATGTATGGAGTGAGATGGATGAAATAGAACCACTCACCCCATTTATTGCAGATAAATCAAAAGAATATAATGAATTTGAGGCATTTCGTGAAGATGCTTTGAGAGCATATAGAGAAGCAGCACTATCTGATTCATATATGTTTGGTGAATATGATGGATATCAAGCATACAAGGGGGACGAGTAGTCCCTCTTTTTTTATAAATATCCATATATGGATACAGAATAAGAAAAATGTCCTTGTCTCAAAAACAATTTGCCGACTTCAAAAAAGTTTGTGAAGAATTTAATGAAGTAGAAGAAATTATCGAAGAAGAACTCGTTCATGAAATTTGTGATGAGATCGTCGAAGAATTAATCGAAGAAGGTTATTCTGAAGAAGATGCCATCATCATTGTTGAAGATGCCACTAATGATTATATTGATGAGGCAAAAGTAACCTTTGGTAGTGATACTGCTCCTATGAGAAAGTCTGGTGCTCCTGTGGGTGCTAAGAGAAGATTTGCCATGAGGAAGGCAGGAGAAGCTATTAAAGGTGCTGCCAGTAAAGCAGGGACTGCTGCTAAGGGTGCTGTAAGTGCAGCAAAAAGTAAAGCTGCAGGTGCTGCCGTTGATGCTTCCCTTGCTGCTAGTTCTGCTAAAAAAGCAGTGAGTGGTGCTGCTAGTTCTGCTAAGAAAGCAGCAGATAGTGCTGCCGGTGCTGTAAAGAGTGCTCCTGAAAAGGCAAAGGCAGCAGCATCAGATGCCAAGAAAAAAGCAAAGAGTGGGATCAAAGGATTCATCAAACGTCAGGCACAGAAGGTTGTCAGTCGTATGAGTGAAGAGATTGAAGCACTTAAGGAAACTGGTAAGTTCTCTGAGCAAGAAATTGCTGCTATAGAAGAGGCAATGAGTTCTTATGATCGCAACCGTAAGAGAGCAGCACAGAGAGCAGCAGATAGAAATGCCGCCAGAGCTGCCGGAAAGACCGGTGCAGTTCCTGGAGTCGGTTATGTGTCTCCTAGAAAAGAAAGAGAAACGTACGTTGATTCTGCAGGCACGACAAGACATAAGTCTGGTGCAAAAATGCCAAAAGATTAATATAAAAATAACATAATTCTTTGAGAGGGCTTGACACCCTCTCTTTTTTTGTCTAGAATATCTTTGTTAAGGTTGATGGATATATAATAAGCGCTTAAACAACATGAATGAATTCATATGAAAATCCTTGGACTTACATGGAACGAACTTTTGATAGCAGTGATGTTGGGGACTACTTTGGCTTTGTTTACTGCATTACCAATCTCATCAATGAACGACAATACATTGGGAGAAAATATTTTTGGTCATTCAGAACACCAAAAGGAAAAAAAAGAAAAGTAAAACAAGAATCTGATTGGAAAAAATATTATGGATCTTGTCCTGAATTAAAAGAAGATATAAAAAAAATTAATAATAAAGTATTTTTTAAAAGAGAAATTCTCTCTCTCCACAAATCCAAAGGTGATTGCAATTTTGAAGAGACAAAACAACTATTTTTAAATAACGTCTTATCTGAATCTCTTGACAATGGAGTTCCAGCATATTATAATAGTAATATTCTCGGACGCTATATGCGGAAAGATTATGGTAACTTTGGAAAAAACTCTGGAGATGGCTCATGAGTGGGCAGTTGACAGAATGCACACTCTTTGTGATATGGAATCAAATGATGTGCTAGAATCAGTAGAGAATGCATATGCAATTCAAACAGAGTTTGCCGAATGGTTAGACCCTACTATTAAAGATCATGAAATTTACTCACTCGAATATCTTGGAGACGATGATTAAAACGTTTATTGGAATTGGAATTCTTTCAGCTACAGTTTCTTCTCAAATTTCTGAACAACTATTAGTAACAAAACCAAATCCTGTTAAAATTCCTACAGTTGAATATAAATCAACTTGGAAATGTCCAGAATGCACACTAGAAGAAAAATATGTTCTTAAAAAATTACAAGAAAGCACTAAGATTACCGATAGAAATGCTCTTGCTACTATCTTAGGAAATATTAAACAGGAAAGTAAATTTGTTTCTAATATTTGTGAGGGTGGTGCTCGGGTTTCTTATAATGAATGTCGTGTTGGTGGATATGGTTTAATTCAATGGACTAGTATTGGTCGATATAAAGGTCTTGGTAAATTTTGTAACAAGTATTCCTGTGATCCCAGTAGTCTAGAAGGTCAAACTCGTTATATGATTAACGAACCTATATTCCAAAAATATTTGCCCTCATTTGAGGGTAATGGTCAGACTGTTCAACAATATATGATTCCAGCATACTATTGGTTGGGATGGCGTATCAAAGGTAAAAGAGAGTATTATTCTTATAACTATAGTAAAAAACTGATATGGGCATAATCAAAAAAGTCAAACAGGTGTTTGAAACACAAACCACTCTTCTCATGAAAAAAGCTGGTACTTTTAAAGAAGAAGATATTGAATGTTCTATTGATGAGCAGGAGATTGAATGTTCTAAATTAGAAGCACCAATATTTGAGTGTGGACCAGGGCATTTTAGTCATGGATATAGTCCATATGTTGGAGTACCTGCTCCAGTATATCTTAATGATGATTCATGGTTTGGACCTGCTCCTGTTAGATCTCAAAACCAAATTGATTATATGCAAAAAGAATATGAAATTAAACGACAAGAACGGGAAGAAAATTTTTCTGTAGAACCCGATGACATACATCAAAGAATGTATGAAATTGCCAATCAAAATAATACCACTATCGATATTAATCCTTCTGGTGGTTCAGAAAATTTTCTTGATGGAGGTTCTAATGGTTATGGTTGGATGTCAGGAACTGGTAGGGAGCAATTTTTATGACTGAAGATTGGCGTTACAGTGAGCAAAAACTTGCTCTTCGTGAACAAGCATTGAAAGTTCTTCTTTCTAAATATGGTAGTCAGATGGAAGGATCTATTTCTAAGTATTCAACACAATCAATTTATGAGTGTGCTCACGATTGGATATCACAAGGAAATATTAATACATCAGGTATTGTTAGTTATTACAAGGCATATTATTCATGAAAAAAATTATTGCATCCCTGGTTGCTGCGGCAGCGGTTGCCCTACCTGTCCATTCAGACCCACTCCAAGAAAATGAGTACTATACTAGTCACTCTACGGGGTGTATGTTACTTCGGGAATGTACAGATGGAGTCGAACAAATCTTTAGTCTTCTGGATATTTCTAGTCAGTACCCCAATACTTCTGATTTTTATTCTATTGCTGTTGAATTCAACAACATGCTCACTTCCCTCAATAGGGTTGGAGTTAAGGTGTTTCTAGCAGATGAAAAGTATTTTTCAGTAGGACATCGTGGTGTTTATCATACTGTGGGAAATAATTTTTTCTTAAATAAAACATTTATGAAACGTCCGGGTGTATTAATGAGTGTAATGCGTCATGAAGGATGGCACGCCGCACAAGATTGTATGGCAGGAACTATTGAAAACAACATGATTGCTATTATCATGGACGAAGAAAAAGTTCCTGAGATATGGCAGGAACTGGCAAGAAGAACATATAAACATATGCCTAGTGCTATTCCATGGGAAAAGGAAGCAACTTGGGCAGGTAGAACTGCCGGTATGACTCAGAAAGCACTTGAATCTTGTGCTCGTGGTGATATGTGGACTGATTATAAACCTACACCTTTGACTAAAGAATGGTTGGAAAAAAATGGTTATATTAAACTTGATGGAACTAGTTACGGCAATAAATAGTAGAGCCTCACTACTCTACTATGGCAGATACTAAGTCCAAAGTAGAGAAGGCAGACGATGATGATAAATCTGAAGTTCTTGGTAATTTGGTGAAAGTGACTGTACTTATTTGGTCTGCTTCTCTCCTTACATTCTCATACGTTAGACTCCCTAACGGTCAAAAGATTTTAGATTTTGATCCCACATTTATCGCCTCAGTTTTTTCCGGTTCTTTGGCTGCATTTGGATTAAGTCCCGCCAAAAGTGGTGGAGGTGGTAACGGTAATAATAAAATAAATAATACCAATAAAAATGAACAACCACCAGTAGTGTCTGCTATTGAACCTAAAAAGTAAATTACAGATTGGACTCTTAATCATATGGAAAAACAAGAAGTAAGGTTATCTAAAAGATCTAAACGCAGAAGATTTAGACGTAGAGGTCCATTTAAATGGGTTCTTCTTGGTGTGGGTGGTTTAGTTGCAGTTGCACATATTGGTGCTCTTGGTCATTTGATGAAGATGACTGAGAAATATGCAGATAGACCACAGTATCCTTCTATCAATCTCCCTACCGGAGAGTATTCATCATATGATGTAAAGGTGGGAAAGGAAGGATATGAGATTAGATATAATGCCAATGATCCAAAAGTATTGGTTAGACAAAGTGATTTGGATATGAAAAGTAGCAAG